CATTGCATGAGATAGTTGGACCGGACGTTGAAAGGTGGTGTCGTCCAGCAATTTATTCTGATGATTTTATTACGTCAGTAGTTGTGCCCAAGGAGAAAGTACCAGAGATTGAAGGTATTTTGCGTGAGGTTTACCTGAAATATGATTACAAATTGGACCCCCTTATAATAACGGAGACTATTGAGGAACATACGTTTCTCGGTTTTAGTTTTCAGGAGTGGAGAGGAAATAAAATACCTATGTTTGATGAAGGAAGGATAGCGTATGCTGTTTTTAATGATACTAGACCAATGTTGGATTCAGAGTATTTAAGCAAATTATACACCTTGTATGTTATGACGGCTCTTGCACCATATAGTATATGTATGGACATCCGCGGCATTTTTTATGCGGTATTGCGGGTAACTAAAGAGAGCGGTAGTGTCATAAAATCGTTCAAGGCGTACGGGCTGCCAAGCTCGGACGAGATTTTTGCTTTTTATATGGGTTATGAATCAGGGGATGAACATGTATCAGAATTATTCAGCAGCCAGGTTATGTTTGACGTTGCCATGGAAATGGACCAGGAGGAGGTAGGAATAAAAAACGTTAATATGAATGGAAAAACGCCAGGAAATCCCAATCAAACGCAAACGGAAAAACCACAAATCAAAAAACAAAAATTTACCAGGGGGACGGAGCAAGGGACAGTCAAAGCATCCCGCGTATTACAATCCGCACCACGAAATGGTAAAGCCAAAGCTCTCGGCGCACCAGGAAGCGCTGTACTCCGCATTGCGCAACGAAATGCGCAATCCTCGAGAGTCACAACACATGATCGTGGCGACGGTCGAAGCTTTGGCAAACTCGATAGAACAAACACCAAAACCGGAAAAAGAAAAGATAGTGCAGGAGAATTGGTTCCTAGAGCTGCTCGACGACTGGATAATACCGGCCGTAGAAGTGGTGGGGCCCCTGTTGCTCGAAGCTCTCGCGATGTTATGAGGCGGGAGTTGCGAAATCGACTGATCAAAAAGTTGGTAACAGGAAAAGGACCAGGGGTTCACTTGGTCTCTCTTGATGAGTATCACGATAGACGCCGGGTTATATTTGGCGCGGGTGACATGAAAGAACGAAATACTAAGTTGGCTCTTAAGATGGGCTATCCATCAGCTCCGTCAGGTGGGGTGGGGTTAGCTCATTCGGCGGCATTTGCTTCGTCAGAGCAGTATGAGTCTTGTAAGATCATGTCAACCACTTATGTTTGTAGTTTATCAACTGGTAGTGCAGGAGGCAATGCCTCACCGCCAGACGGCTCTCTTATTGAGGGAACTAGGGTTTACGCATGCCCTATAAATTTAGATGCGTTGAACAATTCGGCTTTGCAAGCGCTGAAGGGTATGTATGCGCAAGCTTTTTGTAGGCAGTGTATTTTTACCTACATGCCGAATTGTCCTGCTACGACCCCTGGGTCCCTGATTATTGCGGTCTCTAATGAACGTGATAAGGTTTGGAGGGAAAGGGGAAGTGGTGTCAACTCGATCCAGGAAGCTTATGATTGTGAGCAATGGGTCGAGACGCAGGTTTGGGAGTCTGCGGAGGTTCGAGTCAAATTCACCGATAAAAAGGAGAATGCGGTTTACACCTCCGGATTCCAAGGTTCGTTTCAAGATATTACCATTGGTGACTTTGAAATATTGTCATCGTCAGAATGGCCTAAAGAAACAGACTTCGGTCATGTTTTGGTCACGATGGAATGGGAGTTTTTTGATCGAGTCTGGAATTTCCCAGATGCGCTCCAGTCGTCGCACGGGTATTTGGAAGTGAATACTACTGGGTATACCGCTCAACAAGGGTTGCCCATTGTGCTAGATGGAACGCAGTGCACCGCACAAAACTTCGACTTCGATTCTTCAGGACCCCACACGGCGATTTATAGCGTGGTAGTGTCGGAAGTGACGGGTGATACCTTTGCCTATTATATTAACGGTATGATGGAGGGCGAGAGTTTCACTTTGGAAGTTGGGGATCGGTTCTTCGTGACGGAAATAGAGGCTGATGGAGCAGTGTATTTCCAGTTGTTCGCAGACGGCCAAGGGGCTTATTCCCCCTTGACTTATGAAAACAATGTTGAAGCGACAGAACCGAGAGGTGCTATCATGTGTCTTTCAGATGCTACAGTTGATACTCACATCGTTTTAGATGGGATTGGATATGTATTGTAGTTCTGGGAGGCTCATGACAACAAAAACATTTTTGCTTGATTGCGG